TACTGCCTTTATTATAAACCCTAATCCATAGAGAATTTATTATGAAAGAATCAAAATTAAAAAGAGCCCTCAGAAGAGAAGAATCACGTGATTCGTCTCCTATATTAGAAGAATTAGGAAAAGGCATATACAAAGCAATAACTGTTCTTGAAAATCCAACAACTAAAGAAATCTATATTGATCCGACTGGACGTGGTAGGCTTGCGGCATATATTCCATCATTAGGAGGTAATCCTTCTACTCCGATGTTCTTTCAATATGCTAGTCCATATGGAGGAATAGTTAAAGAGGGAAATTATGGATTCTTTGGTGTGCCAGTTGGAGAAGTCGTTACAATTCTTGTTTTCTTTGCTGATGGTGGCAAAGCAACTGAAGGATATTGGTTCGCAGTTTCCCAAGAAATTCCTGATATTGTAAGTGGTGGTACTGCTGGAGATCCAAAACTAGACGGTTCAGGCCAAGGTGAGGGTGCATTCGAAAAAATTTCTTCGCCAAAAACACAGTCAAGAACACTTGGTGAGGCAGCGGCAACAAGAGAAAAAGAAAAAGAAAATAATCCAAAAAGTAAAATTTTAGCAGACCAAGGAACATATACTGACACTTTGAGAGGAACATCTACATCTTCTCCAGGAAGAGATGCAAGTTACTCAATACCACAAGAAAATAAAGTTACTGGATTTAAAACACCAAGTGGCTCCTCGATAACTATCGATGATGGTAGTATCAATGATGACGGTACTATTCATTCTGAACAAATAAGAATAACAACTGCCTCGGGTGCTGTCGTTATATTAGATGGTGGAAATGATTTTGTCTACGCAATAAACAGTAGTGGATCTGGATGGGTAGAGATTGGAGCAAATGGTGAAGTAATGGTATACGCAGAGGGTTCGTTGAGTATGAGAACAGAAAAAGATTTTAATATTCGTGCAGACAAAAATATTAATATAGAAGCGGGTGAAAACATACACATGCACAGTGTTGAAGGTAATACAAAAATTAACTCAGACAAAGAGATACATTTGCGAAGCAAAGGTAATCAATTTTTACAGAGTGAATCGGGAATGAATATCAATGTTGGAGTTAATTGTATAGTAACTACGGAGGGTAAGTTACATCTGAATGGTCCAATAGCAAGTAAATCTGAACTTATTCTAGTTGGCAATATGCCAGATATGCAAAACTTAGAGACTACCGAAATAAAAGATACAATTGTGTCTGCTATGCCAACACATGAGCCATTTATTAGACCACAAGCAAAAGAATTGAAAGAAACGGCAAGTAAGTTTTCAATAGCAACCGCAAGTGAAGATGGTATAAAGAAGGCAGGAATATAATATGATATACGACAAACGAAAAGGCTCACTACTAAATTATATACAATTGCCATTGCATGTTATAACTTCGTCTGGTACATTTCTAGGAACAGGTTATGACCTAAATGATAATCCAAAATATATTCTTTCTCATGTAAGAGTAAACCTTGAAAATGTCAATGATTTAACATTTTCGTCAATGAGCAAGAATTCTATAATACTAGATAATAAACCAACACTTATTATTAAGAACAATTTAGTCGGTTACAATTATAAGATATCAGACACTGAATTAAATTACGGATATATCACGGTTTCATCTACACGAATAGATATTACATCTGATAAGATAACAAAAGGAATGGCAGATTTTATTTTAGAAAAACAATTACGAAACATTGGTAACGTATTAGAGAAGTTTATTAAAGTAAAAATATCACAACCACATTATGATGCTTTGTTATATCACTTCTTCCATGAAGGAATTAGTACCATAGAAAATAGTTCAATTATTACACTTATAAATGCTAAAGACTGGTATTCGATAACAGACGAAATTCAAAAAAATATAACGAAAAATGGCAAAGTAGATGAGAAATTGGCTCAACAGAGAACAAAAACTGCCAAGATATTTAGTTTCGTGCCTGGATTCTCTTAACGACCTGCTATAACTTTGTCTGCTAAACCAAAAGCAACAGTTTCTTCCGCTGACAAATAGTTATCACGTTCCATCGCCTCGGTCAATTCATCAAATTTCTTTCCAGCAGAATTATGATTCACATAGATTTGAGTCAATCTTTCTTTCATTTTCATCATCTCATCAACTTGAATCTTCATATCAGTTGCTTGTCCACCAGCGCCACCACTAGGTTGATGAATCATTGTGCGACTATTTGGCAACACATGTCGTTTTCCTTTGGCACCAGCCTGGGCAAGTAACGAACCCATGCTACATGCTTGTCCCATTACTGTAGTTGCTACTGGAGAAGTGATAAACTGCATTGTATCGTATATCGCCATACCAGATGTTACTGTTCCACCAGGTGAATTGATGTAAAAGTGAATATCTTTGTCTGGATTCTCTGCTTCTAAGAATAATAACTGGGCACAAATCAAGTCTGCCTGATAGTCATTAACTTCACTAGTCAAAAATATTACTCTTTCTTTTAATAAACGAGAGAAAATATCGTAACTGCGTTCTCCGTTTGCTGATTGGTCAACGACCATTGGTACTAAATTTGGCATGAATTGTTATCCTTATTGTGATTATTAGTATTATTTATATACTATAACATTATTGTTTCAGTTTGTCAATTAAATACGAATATTAAGTGGAGATAAATACATTTAAGAAATAAACTACAGAGAAAATAAAGTTATGCCACTGTTCACAGGTTTTAGTACAAAAAATAAAAAAGCAATAAATCATCAGTTAACTGACAAAGATTTAGTGATTGAAGACCTTATGAATCATATCATGACCCGTAAAGGTGAACGAGTAATGTTGCCTACTTATGGTTCGATTATACATGATATGTTATTTGAGCCACTAACTGAAGAAACAACTGAGTTGATTGAAGAAGATTTAACAGACATTATAAAAGATGATCCGAGATGTAACTTTGTTAGTATTGAAATAACAGACTCTGACCACACAATAAACGCTATGTTGAGACTTGAAATACTGCCATCAAAAGAACCAGTAGAATTAAGTATCGATTTAGATAAAGAATAATAGAGAGAATAATATGAGCCAAGAACGTACAGACAATCTATTCGCAAGTGAGAGTTGGACAGCAGTATACACTGCGTTTACCAACATTAGTCTTAAAGCATATGATTTTGACACAATTAGAGAAGCCTTACTAGCATACACCGCCCAAACTTATCCTGATAAATTTAATGACTTTATCGCAAGTTCAGAATTTGTTGCAATTTTAGATTTAGTTGCGTATCTAGGACATAGTTTATCGTATCGTTTAGATATGAACACTAGAGAAAACTTCATGGATACTGCTGAACGTAGAGCAAGTATTCTTCAGATGGCAAAAACATTAGGTTATAATAAAACTAGACCTATTAACGCAAAAGGTTTTATGAAGATTACTAGTTTGTCAACTGATGAGAATGTCTATGACAACTTGGGTGTTACTCTTGCAGGCAAGAGTGTCAACTGGAACGATAGTAATGATATAGATTGGTATGAGAACTTTATCAGTGTTTTAAATTCTGCTTTTTCAAGCACTACTAAAATTCAGAATCCTACATCTACATTAACAGTTGCAGATGTCGAGCATTCGTTGTATGAAATAAATGAAACAGCGGCAACAAAAAGTGTAAATTACTCATTTTCTGCAAACGTTGATGGAAAAAGTAGAAACTTTGAAGCAGTTCGTGTATTACTAGATACTGTTAATACAAGAATACAAGAAGACGAACCAAAACTGGATAACAACTTTACGATTATTAATCGAAATGACAATTTAGGTTCCGCTAGTGACAGAACTGGATTCTTTGTTTACGCAGTTGCTGGTACATTAGGATTTAATGACTTCACTTATAATACTCAACTTTCAAACAGAATAGAATCAATAAGCGAAAATAATATATCTAATTCTGATGTGTGGGTCCAGAAGATTGACTCAAATAGGGCTTACGTATCAAGTGTAACAAAAGTAGATAACGAAACAAGAGAAACAGCAATCTATAATAGTTTACGAACTGGTTCTGGAGATATCGTAAGTATAAATTCCGCCGACAATAATACAATCCAACTACATTATCCAGATGGTATATTTGGTAACGCGGCAGTTGGCAACTACAGAGCATGGTATAGAACAGTCGATAATGATAATTTTTCTGTAAATGCCAACGATATTACTAATACAACGATAACAATTCCTTATACAGGTAGCGATAATAGAACATATAGATTGACATTAACAATCTCAAGTACAAAAGATTTCAGTGAAAACTTCTCAGGTGAAACATACACAAGTGTACGTAGAATTGCACCAAGAAGTTATTATTCACAAGATAGAATGGTCAACGCACAAGATTATAATGTATATCCTCTCAGTCTTGGAAATAATGTTGTTAATAAAGTTAAAGCAGTAAA